AGCGGCTCTCGGGCCGGGATCTGGCCAACACCAAGGCCACGCTCAACCGACCCGGCTTCGAGCGCGGGAAGGAGAAGCGGAAGATCAAGACGAACCAGTCGGAGGGCACGCCGTTGCGGGCGACCATGCCGCCCGAGCCCTACGGGATCCGGCTGCGCGAGACCGGCAACGGTCACGACTACTCGTCCACGCAGATCAACCTGCCGCCCAACGTGGCCACGGAGGTCAAGGCGCTCGCGGCGGTCATCCCCGACGATGTGCTCGCCGAGGACGGCCGTGAGGACCGGCCGCACGTGACGGTGAAGTACGGCCTGCACGGCAACGACCCGTCAACCATCAAGCCGGTACTCGCCAAGCAGCCGCCGGTCGCCTTCGTCCTCGGGAAGACCAAGGTCTTCGAGAAGGACGATTGTGATGTCGTCTACGTCGAGGTCAAGTCGCCGGGACTCGGCAAGCTGCACAAGGCCGTCTCGGAAGCCCTGCCGAACACCGAGACCTACCCGACCTACGTCCCGCATGTGACGGTCGCCTACGTGAAGAAGGGGGAGGGGCAGAAGTACGCCGGCAACGCCACGCTCGTGGGCACGAAGGTGGTCGCCAGCGAGGTGCTCTTCTCGCCGAAGGACGGCACGAAGATCAACCTCCCGCTCGGCAAGCCGCGCCACGTGTGGACCAAGGAGGCCCGCGCCAAGGCGCTTGAGGTCCGTCGGCAGAACGCGCTCAAGCGGAGGCAGTGAGATGGAAGAGCCTCAGCCGCCACCGCTGCTCCAGCAGAGTCTCTACGAGAAGATCGCGGAGCTTCAGCGTCGCGAGTTCGACCTGATGCGACGGATCAAGGCTCCGTACGAGGCCGTGCTCCGAAGCTGGCGGGATGAACTCGAACGGTCGTTCCTCCGGAACTTCGTCCTGCCGATGGGTCCGGAGGGGCGGCAGCAGGTGTGGAACCCGGCAGTGGTGGAACCTGTGACCGAGAGCCTCATCGAGCCGCTCGACGAGGCCATCACGGAGGTGGAGGACGACCTGCTCGACGGGCTCGAAGAGGAGGAAGACGATACGTACGAGTTCGGCCTCCTCTTCGGGCTCTGGGAGTTGTCCCTCGGGGGCGTCGATGTCGAGGACTACGAGATGCCCGAGGAGGGAAGCTACCGGGACCTCCTGCTCGCCGGGGCGTTCCTCGGCATCCCGCTGGCGGAGCGGCTCCGGGCATGGGGCGACACCTACGTGGACAAGTTCCGCCGCTCGCTCCGGGGCAGTGTCGTCTCTGGCTCGACCCTACCGTCCACCCTCTCGACCATCGACATCCTCATGAAGGGGCTGCCGGCTCAGGCCGCCTCGCTCGGGGCCAACGAGATCTTCCGGGCCTTCGTTCAGGGGGAGCGCAGGGTCTTCGAGGACTTCGGTGAGGACTGGCTCTGGGTGACGAGGGCCGACGAGCGGGTCTGCTCACGGTGCGCGCCGCTGCACATGACCATCACGACGCTCGTCCCGGTGGATGACACGCATCCCGACTGCCGGTGCTCGATTATCCCCGTGCCGGCGGGCTATACTCCAACGCCATCCTCCTTCGCTGCTTTCGCCCAGAGGTTCACCGCATGAAGGACCGTCCAGAAGTGCTTTGGCTCCACTCCGACCGGACCGGGTGTGGAACCTACCGCTGCTACGTGCCGGCACTCACACTTCAGGAGCGCGGTTTCGAGAACAACTTCCTGATGCACGACCAGTGCGTCCCTGCCAACAGGACCCAGTTGAACGGGATCGACCTCGTGGTCTTTCAGCGGGCGGTCGGGTCGCTCTTCCTCGAATGGGCGAAGGAGTGTCGGGCGAGGGACATCAAGGTCGTCTTCGAGATGGACGATGACCTCTTCCACATCCCGAAGAACAACCCGGCCTCGTGGTTCTGGCACAAGAAGGCCGTGCAGAAGCTCCTCCGGCAGATGCTCGATCTCTCAGACTGGATCATCGTCTCGACGCCTCCGTTGCGGGACGCTCTTGCCCACGAGACGGGTCGGAAGGACATCTCAGTCTGCTTCAACCACCTGCACCCAAGCGTATGGGGACCCGGTGCGGTGGACGATGTGCAGAAGTTCGAGAACTTCGGCAAGACCATCATCGGGTGGCAGGGCAGCAACACGCACGACGCCGACTTCAAGGTGGCGCTCCCCGCCCTCGCACGCATCCTCGCTGATTACCCGCACGTGATGATGCGCTTCTTCGGCAACGTGCCTCTGAGCGTGAAGGGCATCGTCCCTGAGACCCGCTTCCAGTGGGCGCGCGGCGTGCCGTTCGACCGCTACCCGGCGACACTGCGGTTCATGAACTTCGACATCGGCCTCGCGCCGGTCACGACCGCGAAGTTCAACCAGTCGAAGAGCAACCTGAAGTGGCTGGAGTACTGCTCGCTCGGTGTCCCGTGCGTCGCGGCGAACGTCTTCCCCTACGGGAAGACCGGCATCAGGCATGGAGAGACCGGCTTCCTCGCCGAGACGGAGGAGGAGTGGTACACTGCGCTTGCGGCATTGGTCGAGTCGGAGGACCTCCGCCGGCAGATCGGCGGACGGGCGCGTGACCATGCGTGGGAGAAGTGGGGACCGGATCGGGCGCTCGGGTGGGAGCAGGTCTTCCGCCCGCTGCTTGGTGTCAAGGTCGAGGAGAGGGTCGATGACCAACCTGCAACCGAACTCACGCAGTCAGCCTGAGCAGGCTGCCCCCTTCATCCTCGAACGCCGCTACACGGCCAAGGACCGGCAAGAGATCCCCGAGCGGACGCCCTCGCGCTTCACCTACAAGGCGCAGCGGTGCCACAAGCACCTTCAGGCCAAGGGCTTCACCGGGGGCGCGGAGTACGCCATCTGCACCTCCAGCATTGGATACACCGGCAGCTACAAGCCGGGAAGCCGTCGAAAGGGGAAGTGATGATCGATCTGACCAAGGTCCTCGTCATCGCGGCCGACTTGAGGCCGGTCATCGAGAAGTACAAGCAGGCCAACTCCGACGGGAAGATCTCCGTGGAGGAGGGCCTCGGTCTTGCGGTGCCGGCGCTCGAAGTCCTCGTCAAGCACGAGGTGACCATCGCCGACCTGACCGAACTCGCGAAGGCAATCGGCCCGCTCCTCCCGATGCTCAAGGAACTGTCGAAGTAGACCTGCGCACCACCCAGACGTAGAGGTCCATCTTCATGGCGGAAACAGCCTTCCAGTACTTCCAAGGCCGGACGAACTCCCGCGTCGTCAACCTCCTTGAACGCAACCACGACGTGAGCAAGGTGGTCCTCGGCCTGCTCGAAGCCCTCGTCCAGTTCGCTGACGACAAGGGCGTGCCCATCGAGCGGGTGAAGCTCCACGACGCCTACCTTGAGCCCACCGACGCAGGCTACGCGCAGTTGCGTGCCCGGTTCGTGGTTCGCTAGACCTTCTCCCCATAGTTTCAGCCCTGCCCGAGGGAACAAGCCATTAGCTCGGCCGGAGGTGTCTTTCCGTAAGTTGTTGACCTGCTTGTAGATCCCGGCGCTTTCGCCGTGCTACAACGCACGCGACATGGCACGGGTAGAGAAGCGGAAGTTCACCGCCTACACACCTCTCTCAGAGTCAGGTGCCCGGCCGTCCGAGAGGACGGACCGAGGGCGCGTCTACAACGGCGTCGCTCTCATCAAAGCAGGCCTCGGCAACCGTCGGGATCGCAACTTCTATCCGCCCGAGGTGCTCAAGGAGGCCGTGGACCGAGGTCTCTTCGACGGTCTGCGCGCGTTTGCGGACCACCCCGACTCGGTGTCCGAGGAGATCCAGCCCGAACGCACCATCCGCGACATGGTGGGCGTGTACGAGAACGCCCGCTTCAACGAGTCGGACAAGACGGTGCGCGCCGACCTGCGGATCCTCAAGTCTCAGAGTTGGCTCTCCGACACCATCGACGAACTGCTGGAGATCGGTCACGGGGACAAGATCGGGCTCTCAATCAACGGGCGCGGACAGACAACTCCCGAGCGCATGAGGCTCGCGGAGGCAGGCGACGAGGAAGTGGAAGTGAACCGCCTCCAGAAGTTCCTCGAACTGCGCTCAACAGACGTAGTAACCGAGGCGGGGGCGGGCGGCGGCTTCTCAGCACTGCTGGAGTCCGCACGGCGCGCAAAGGAGACCACGAACATGGGACGCGATCAGATGCTCGCGGCCTTGCGTGAGGCCGTCCGCAAGGGCGATCTCGACGAGGCCAAGGAACTCGAAGCCAAGCTGGCCGAAGAGGACGAGACCGACGAGACCGACACCGAAGAGGCCTGCGGCGGCAAGAAGAGGATGGCCGAGGCCGAGGAAGTCGATCACGACGAGGAACTCGAAGAGGCCACCGAGGAGGCCAAGTCCCGCGCCGACGACGACTCCGACGAGGAGGACGAGGACGCCGAGGATCTCGACGAGGCGGAGTCGGATGACGACGATCTCGAAGAGGCCGGGATGTTCGGCGGCAAGAAGGCCGCGCCCTTCACCTCCGCCGTCAAGAAGCAGAAGGCCTTCGCCAAGGAAGCCGCCATCAAGGCGGCCACGGGCAAGCCCACGGGCACCGTCCAGTCCGGGTCGGGCAGCTACGTCAAGCCGGCCAAGCGTGTCGGGAAGTCCTCGATGGTGGCCAAGCCGAAGAAGCTGTCCATGCGCGAGGCGAACTACGACAGCGGCGAGACCGGGCTCGCCGAACTCCGCGCGGAGAACGCCGTCCTGCGTGAACGTCTCGCCTCCTGCAAGGCCAAGGGCGAGCGGCTCAGCGAGGCCCTCCGCATCCGCTCATCTGCGGATCGGGCGAAGAAGCTCCTTCGCGAGAGCAATCTCCCGAAGAGCGTTCGCCCGCACCTCATCGACTCGTTGCTCGGGCAGTCCGATGAGGAGATGCGGCGTGAGATCCAGCGTCAGGAGCGGATCATCGAGGCGGCGGCGCAGCGGGTCAAGGAGGACCTGCTCGGCGACGACTTCGAGTCCGTCGAAGGCGCGGGTTCGACCATCCGTGAGTCCTTCACCGGCTCGCGCGACGGGAACGATCTGGGCGACATCCTCGCCGAGGTCGGCCTCCCGATGAAGCGGTAAGCACATCGGAAACAAACGTCAGTCTGGTCTGACGGGGCGGGAGAGCAGGTAGCCCGCACCAGAAGGGTAGAGACAACATGGCAACTCGTGAATCCATCAACCGCGTGAAGATCGAAGGCTGGCGCGTCAGCAGGGTGCCGGTCAACGCTTCCGAGGACATCTATCAGGGCGACCTGCTCTGTTGGGACTCGGCGAACAAGCGTGCGACTCGTCTCACGACGGCGGCATCGGGAGCGAACTTCGTGGGCATGAGCGACACGAAGAACTCCATCGAGACGGCGGGCTCCTCGACGTTCCTCTCGGCCTCCACGACCAACAAGGTCAACGTGATCCAGCAGGGTCTCGTCGAGGTCATCTGGGGGGCGAACGAGACGATCTACCCGTTCGACACGGTGGCGATCTCGGGCACCGACGCGCAGACCTGCCAGAAGAGCGCGAGCAACGTCATCGGCTTCGTCGATCCGGCCTACGGGTCGGCCGGCAAGGCGGCGGTGACGGGTGAACTCATCCGCATCTGGCTGAAGGTCGCCGACAGCTACCGCGCGATGTACTGACGCGCGGCACACGATGAGGGGGGACGGAAACGTCCCCCCTCCGGCACGCGGTTCTTTCCCGGTAGGAGTGAAAACAACCATGCGCCCCACTGTGGTTCGCAAGTTGAACGAGGTCGCCAGCAATCTGGACTTCAACGATGCTGGCTTCTCGTTCCGGAGGCTGCGCGAAGCGGCCTACCGTATCGCGGACCTGTACGAGGCCAACAGCGAGAGCACCTTCGGGTACTTGCTGCGGTCGGCCGTGCAGGAGTTCGCGAACGACGTGTACAACGACCTGCCCATCATCTACCCGAACTTCGTCACCGAGGTCTCCTCGAAGCGACGGAGCGAGGTGTACGGTGGGCTCTACCGTCCGGCGCTCCCGAAGCAGTTGGACGCGGGTGAGAAGTTTCAGGACACCGCGTTCAAGGGCTTCGAGCGCGAGATCGTCAACCACAAGTACGGCCACATCGAGACGTTCGAGCGCGAACTCTTCGATGACGACCAGACCGGGCAGATCCGCAGCCGTGCGGCGAACCTCGGCGAGGGCTTCCGGATCTTCGAGGAGATCTACGTCCTCACCCGGCTGTTCGGCTCGACGACCACGCAGGAGGGCGTCGAGGTGCCGGCCAGCACCTACAACTCTGGCTCCCCGTTCACCGTGGCCATCGGCAACAAGCCGGCCACCTACGCGCGCCTGAGTTCGACCACGCTCGAAGCGGCGCACGTGGCACTCCGGTCGATCACCGACCCGCTCGGGAGGAAGTTCCTCGTCATCCCGACGGTGCTCATCGTGTCGCCCATCGACGAGTTCCTCGCGTGGACGCTGGTCAACAGCCCCACGCAGGCGTGGAACACGACGAACGCACTCTCCCACATGGTCAACCCGTTGCAGGGCCGCTACACGGTCTACGCCTCGCCGTTCGTGACGAGCAAGGCGTGGATGGTCGGCGACCCGAAGCGCGGGTTCGTCTTCCAGCGGCGCGATCCGCTGGAGATCGTGCAGGAGAACGTCCAGAGCGGGAACAGCTTCATTCAGGAGGTCTACGCCTTCCGCGCTCGTGAGCGGTTCGAGGCCGACTGGATCGAGAGCCGGTTCTGCTACCTCGGCGACGACGGCACCGAGTCGTAACCCCCGTCGTCGGGGCACGTGTGAGACCAAGGCGGGGTTGGGTCACTGACCCGGCCCCGCCTGTTTTGCTTTCCGGGGGATGGAGTGCTCGTCAAATCGTTCACACGGCGGGGGGAACCGGACCCGATCTCCGAGGTGCTCGGGGACACGCGGTACGCGACGCCCTACTACCCGCCGGGCCTGAGCGACCCCCGCATGAAGTTCCCCATCGGGGTGACGCGGCACTACATGCTCATGGACCCGCAGGTCATCGTGGACTTCGAGCCATCGCCGCTCGACGACCCGCCGCAGATGCACTGCGAGGCGAAGCGGAAGTGGTGCCACGAGCACGGCATCGTGTACGTCCCCATCTTCCTCCGCGAGAAGCTCACGCAGGAGCAGTTCGAGGAGCGGGTGAAGGTCGAGCGGAGGGCACTGGCAGAGAGCGTCGTGCAGGGCAAGGCCTACGAGGAGGCCCCGGCAGTCGATGATGACGAGTTCAACAGACAGGTGGACAAGGAGACCATTGACCGCTTCACCGTCGTGTTGAGGCACTACAAGATGCCTCCTGCGGCGAAGACGAGCTACCTGAAGAGGCTGAGGAAGGAAGTCGAGGTCGAGTTCCTCCGGAAGAGGCAAGATGGCCAACTGGGACGTTACGTCAGCTATCGGCAGCCTGCGCTCGCTTCTCGGTGATGGTTCCACCGACAAGTTCGAGTTCAAGGCGAACGTCTACCCGACGCCGGACACGGTGACGACCCGGTTCTTCGTCGGGCAGACTCGCCTCGTCCCCAACTCGCTGGAGGTCTTCCACAACGGCGCGGCCGTGTCCCCGAGCGGCATCACCGACATCGACACGGCCAAGGGCAGCTTCACCTACGTGCCGGCCCCGAGCGGAGAGGTCCTTGCCTCCTTCTACTACCAGTGGTTCACCGATGCCGAGATGCTGGAGTTCCTGAACGAGGGCGTGAACATGCTCCTCGGGCTGGAGAGCGTTAGCGGCGACTTCGCCATCGGCCTGCGGCCCACGCTCATGCAGTTCGCCTGCTACAACGCCTACATGCGGAAGGCCGCCGAGTTCGCCGAGGCAGTGGAGGCCTCGGCTGCCGGCTACACCTTCAAGCGGGATCAGGCCTCGCCGAACTGGAAGGAATTGGCCAAGGCCGCGATGGAGAACGCGCAGGCCAAGCTCAAGCTCTACCTCGACAACCCCGTGGGCTCAGCAGCGGTGCAACTCAGGTTCATCAGCTACGCACTCAACAGGTACGTGGGGCAGTGACCATGAACATCGATCAGGCAGTGGACCGCATTCTCCGGGAGTCGAACGTCCGGCTCTTCGGCACCAACGACTACGACGACCTCATGGAGGTGTGGAGCGACGCCGCTCGTGCCGCCGCAATCGCGGCACGGAAGGCGCGGGCTGGCGGGAAGGACTGGAGGCAGGCCGCCCGTAAGGAGTACGGGAGCTACAAGTCGGGGATGGATCTAGGCTTCCCCGGTGCCGGCGACACCAAAGGAGTCAAGCGTCAGGAGCGGGATGCTCAGAAGTTCGCGAACCAGCGGAACAGGCGGGCGGTGGGTCGCATGGTGGACAAGGCGGCCCGGAAAGCCGCAGCCAAGACCGGCGATCCGGCAGGGGCTCTGGCCGCTTTCAACAAGCGCACCCCGCAGGGCCGCATGTCGCGGATGAAGCGAGCGATGGCGGCGGGGGTCAAGGACACCCCCTCCAAGATCAGCGGAGGCGGCAGCCCGGATCAGCGCACGCCGCAGGGCAAGATGGCCCGGATGCGCCGCATGATGCAGATGGGGATCTCCTGAGATGTTCCGAGGCCTGCGGGCTCCCCGGTGGTTCGTGCAGCGCGACATCCACGCGCTCGTGCGGAGCTTCCCCTCCGAGCGCCTGACCATCGTGCGCCCGACCACCGTGGTGAGCGGCATGGAGACCACGACGACGGACACCGTGGTCTTCGTCGGCGAGGCGCTCTTCATCCCGCAGGGTGGCGAGGTCAAGCGGTTCGGCCTCGGGCAGGTCGAGGAAGACCGCCCGTACATCCTTGTCCCCGGCAACCACGACATCCGGCAGGGTGACATGGTGACGCGCTCGCAGATGCTCCCCGGTGGCGTCGGATGGGAGCCGCCGAGGCGGTACCAGATCCTCTACCCACCGAACCATTGGCAGGCGTTCACGGTCTGTACGCTGAACAACTTCGAGCAGGGGCAACTGTGATCACACCTGACTCAAACGGCGAATCGGAGATCGGGGAGAAGGGCTGGACCGACGAGGCCCGCGCGGCGGCCCTCGCTGCCCGGCGTGCGCTCTCCGGCAAGGCGGCGCGGGCTGACGCGCAGAACTCGGCCAAGCGGCTCATGGACGAACGGCGGCGGGTGATGGCGGCCCACAAGGCGGCCTCTGCCTCCTCGCACCCGCTCGACCAACGGCTCGCGAAGATGCACGCCGACAAGCTGGCGGCCATCGACCGGGTAGGCGCGAAGCTCGCGCCGAAGGTGAGGAGCCCCCGCAAGGAAGCCATCAAGTCGGCAGGCCGGGCAGCCGGGCGCTTCCTGAAGCGGCTCTTCGTCAGGGAGGCCGAGGGCGACACCAAGGTCCTGCGTTTCGTCGAGGCGCTCGTGGTCCTCGTCGAGGGCACCGACCTGCACGAGGCCAACTACGCCACGCTCATGGAGCGGTGGAGCGACGCGGCGCGGGCCGCCGCGCTGGCGGCTCGGCGGGCGAAGAAGCGCGGGCAGAACTGGAAGGCCGCCGGCCGTAGGGCGTTCCTCGATGCGCTCCCTGCCTCGGAGCAGGCCCGTCTCCGGCGCGGGGAGGCCAGCCCCGGTGACAAGAAGCTCGCCGCCAAGTGGGCCGGCCGGTACGCCAGCAAGCCGGGCTCACGAGTCGCGCGAGGGATGCAACAGGAGTTCGAGCGGGAACGGGGGGAGCGGAAGGCGGCACGGTTCGCGCCGAGGCCGAAGCAGCCGCAGGCGCTCCGGGATCTCTGGGCAAGCCAGTGAGCGAAGGTGGCCTGCTTATCACGTGGACGGGCATGGGCGAGGTCACGCGCGCCCTCGACGACCTCTGCGCCGCCATCAAGGTGGACGCGGAGGCGGCTCTCCACTGGTACGGGCGGATGGCCACGAGCGAGATGAAGTCTCAGCACGAGGCCGACGCGCACGACATCCAGCGGTACGTGAACCGGACGTGGAACCTGACACGCTCCATCGCGTACGACGTGCAGCGGTTGTCGGGCGAGACCATCCGACTGCGGATGTACACGCCCACGTGGTACGCCGAGCCCGTCGAGTTCGGCACGCCGCGCTCGCGGGCCTACCCGTTCTTCTGGCCGGCGGTCCACGGGCTCGAAGAGGCGGGACGGATGCGGGTCATCAAGGCCTTCCTCGGCGCGCTCTCGGCGCACGAGTCGTGGGTGAAGGCCGGTGGCGGTCAGGTGCGGGGAATGATCATGGAGGTGGACTTCACGGTGCAGGAGATCAGTGAGATTGGCGAGGGCACGCGGGACTTCCTGACGTAGCGGCGATGGATGACATCAAGCTGAAGCTGCTCGACCTGATGCGGACCGACCCGACGCTGCAAGCGTACCTCGGTGGGTCCGTTACCGATCCGCGCGTCTACATGTACTACCAAGGCGACGCGCTCATCGACTCGCAGCATCCGGCCTACATCACCTTCAGCAACATCTCGACTGGGGAGGCCGCATCTGCCGTCGAGGAGCCCGTGTTCTCCGTCGTCGTGTGGTCGCGTACGTGGTCACGCTGCGAGGAGATCCGGGACCGGCTGCGCGCACTCTTCCATAAGAAGATCTTTGTCACGACGCCGGACTCGCGCAGAATCTACACCAAGTTCGTGGGCGAGCAGGACAGCTATCAGGATCAACCGAAGTACGCCGGCAAGACCATCAGGCTGCGAGCCGGTTGGAGCACCGTGTGATCATCACCCCGAACTCGTGGGGCACTGACTTCACCGAGGCGTGGAGCGACGCCGCGAGGGCTGCGGCGGTTGCCGCACGGCGGGCAAGGAAGCAGGGGGAGGACTGGAAGAGGGCCGCACGCGCGGCGTACTTGCAGTTCTCAAGACCTTCGGAACGGCGGCAGGTTGTGCGTGGCCGTAGGGACAGGATGAGGCCGGGGGAGGGCACGGCAGACCTGAGGCGTCGAGCCCGACGCTTCGCCCCTGAGCCGACGGGTGACCGGATGAAGGCGTGGGCGGGGGGTACTTACCTCCCCTTCTGAAAGACCGATGGCGAATGACATGGACACGCTCACGAGCCGGCTCGTGAGCGAACTGAGCGCCGGCCTGACGGGCAACTACGCGAACCTCTACGTCGCGCGGGGGCTCTTCCGTCCCGCATCGCTCCCGGAGTTCGACCGATACGCGATCATCGTGACCCCCGCGCCCCGGCCGTGGGATGAGCGTCGGGTGGCCGTGCCGAAGATTCAGTACACCATGCGGGTGGACCTCTACGCTCTCGTCAAGAACTGGGAGCAGACGGACAACCCGCTCTTCGGAACGGCCGCCGGGAACCGAGGGATCTTCGAGCTTGTCAACGACATCAAGGTCCTGCTCCGCCTCTCGAACTTGAGCGGCCTGCTGGATAAGACGTACGACGAGCCCGGAGGTGACCCGTCGGCGCAGGGCGCGGGAGGGATCGAGTTTCAGGACACGATCCCCGGCTTCGACACGGGCGAGCACGCGCTCGTCCATCGAGTCCGCATCCCGTATCAGGCGCGCATGGAACCGTTCTGTCACCCCCGACTGTAGGTGCAGCAACCCTGACGCCGACCGAAGCATCGAGGAGAAGGGCCGATGGCCGAATCCGTTGTTCAGATCCGATGGGCGTACTCGAACAAGCGACAGAGTGCGTACCAGACCGAGAGTCCCTCGGGAGACATCACGCAGTCGCATCCGTTCGTTGGGGCCGACATGGGCGAGCACACGCCGAACATGTCGGACAACGCTCAGCAGTACGGCAAGGGGCACGAGTTCGCGACCCGCAACGAGATCCTCTCGTGGGAGTCGATGTTCCGGCGCTCCTTCCAAGCGACCACCAAGATCCTTGGGTGGGCGTTTGCCTTCCACACGGGGTCGGTGAACACCACAAACCTCGGTGGCGGGGCGTACCAGCACGTCTGCGAGTATCAGGACCCCCTCGGGACGGGCTACTACGGCTCCGGCCGTCAGCAGCCGGTTGCGACCATCTACGAGTTGGTGGCCAGCAACCTCCTGCGCATCTTCCCCTCGATGGCGGTCAAGGCCGTCGAGGTCACCGGCCAGCAGAACGACTGGGTGCTCTGCGCACTGGAGATGCAGGGCAGCGGCTCGATGCGCCGCATCCAGCCGTCCGACTTCACGTGGCCGGACTCGACCGACGCTACGCTCGGAGGCGAGGGCACGCTCCTGCGCAACGCCAGCCTGCTCTTCGAGCATGGGGTGTACGGCGGGGCTCAGGCCGATGAGTCGTGCAACGTGCGCAGCTTCCGGTTCCGGTCGGAGTACGCCTACTTCGACACGGACGGGTACTGCCCCGGCTCCGGCTACCTCGTGAGCGGCGACCCGCACTCGGGGCAGATCCGGAACAAGCTGGAGTTCGCGCGCCGCGCCGTGGTCTTCGAGTTCGTCGTGAAGGCCCCGAGCACCGGCAACGTCATGTTCACGCGGCTCGAAGCCGCGACGAAGATGGCGGCCACGCTCACGGTCACCGGGGACGAGATCGCCTCCTCGGGCTACGACCACACGCTGAAGATCGAGATCCCGCAGTTGAACTACCGGGCTGTGCCCATCGGGACTGACGGGGATCAGATCATCTACTCTGCGAGCACCATCGTCTTCTACGACAACTCGGAAGCGAACCCGTGGAAGGTGACGGTGAACAACCAGTTCGCCAGCTACCTCGTCTCGTCGTAGTTCCCCCCACGACGAGCGGAACCCGAAGGGGGCGGCGGGATTGTCCGCCCCCACCCCACGCACCGGGGTCCGGTGCCCAGACTGTAGGAGGCCCGCATGGCTACGAAGCTCCGCCTGAAGCCTGAAGACTACGAGAAGATCGACCGGATCGTTGGACTGTCCGGCGAGGAGTACTACTCCGTCGTGACGCACCGCGTCCGGGGGAAGTGGATCCGTTCCATCCACGTCTTCGCCCGGCAGCCCATGACCAAGGAACTCACCGAGTACGAGAACACCGCCTCGCGGATCAAGATGAAGGGCAACCGGACCGAGGTCGAAGGGTCCCAGTTGCTCGCCGCCAAGCACCTCTACGACGCGCTCATCTCCCGCGCGTACGACGTGCCCGTGGGCTGGAAGATCTACGGCGAGGTCGATGTCGATGAGACCGGCGCGGTGAAGAGCGGCAAGCCGCTCGACCGCCCCGAAGCCGTCAAGACCGTTCCCGCCACCATCAAACGCGAGGCCCTGCGCGACACGTTCGGCGAGGTCTACTCCGAGGCGCGCGTCGCGGAGATGGAAGGCGAGGACGAAGAGGTCAAGGGCGACAAGGAGGAGGACTGACCGGGCCACGGGGCTCCGGCTGGCCATGCGGTCGGCCCTCTACCTGACGAAGCGGGACAGCTTCGGGTGTGAGAAGCCGGACTGCGAGTGCCCGAAGCACCTGCGCATCGACGGCCTCGGCGAGCCGGACACGACGCTCACCCCGCGTGTCCGGCACATCGTCAGGCTGGAGTCGATGGTCAACGTCGGGTGCAAGTTCGGGCCGAATGACCTGAAGCCGGACCAGTGGCGAGACCTGATCGTCCTCGCGCAGGAGCGCAACTGGATAGACGAGAGGGTGCAGGAGCACCGGGAGAAGGCAAGGGAGGAGCAGGCGCAGATCGACAAGGCGATGGCTGAGGCCCGAAAAGCCTCCGGGGTCCCGTCGCCGGGCCAGTCGCTCTTTCCGGGGAAGGGGAAGTAACCGATGGCGATGCTGGCGGTCCTCGACGTAGACGATCTCGCGACGCCGAAGATCCAGCGGGTGAAGAACGCCCTCGACGATCTGACCGCCCAGACGGCTCAGACCGCGAAGGCCACGGCCTCGGCCTCGAAGGGCTTCATCGACCCCAACGCCATCGAGGACCAACTCAAGAACCTGACGGCGCTCAACCGGGAGATGGCCCAACTCCGTACCCAGTCCGGAGCGTGGTCCATCCTCGGCAAGCAGATGCAGGAGGGCACGAAGGTCACCAAGACGCAGGCCGCTGCGCTCATGGACCTGAGCGGTGCCCTCCTGATGAGCGACAACGCCTCCCACAAGCTCCAGTACGGCTCGATGGTGCTGGCCGGCGGCCTCAAGGAGGGGGCCGTCGTCACGGGAGAACTGCGCGAGAAGCTCCTCGCGATGGGGCAGGAGTTCGACAAGGCCAACGGGTTCATCTCGAAGACCGCCCCGGAGGCGAAGAAGGCCGACGATGCGCTCGCCGGCATGGCGAAGACGGCTGGCACGCTCATGGGCGCGCTCGCCGCGCTCGGGGCCAGCTACAAGCTCAAGGGCCTGCTGGAGGAGAGCTTCAACCTCGCGGCACGCAATCAGGTGCTCTCGACGACCATTCAGGTCGTCAGCAAGAACGCGCACATCGCCAGCAACGAGATGGAGTTGCAGGCGCAGAAGGTCAAGGCACTCGGCATCACCACGCGCGAGGCGCGCGAGGCCGTCATCTCGTTCGCGCAGGCGCAGTTGAACATCGCCGACACGGCGAAGATCGCGCGGGTCGCGCAGGACCTCGCGGTCGTGGCCGGCGTGAACTCCTCGCAGGCCTTCGACCGCCTGACCCGCGCCATCCAGTCTCAGCAGGCCGAGATCCTCCGCAGCTTCGGCATCGTCAAGAACACGAACCTGATCTACTCCGAGTACGCGGCCACCCTCGGCAAGGGGGTGAAGCAACTCACCGATCTGGAGAAGAAGCAGGCCTTCGTCAACCTGATCATCAAGGAGGGCGAGAAGGTCGCCGGGGCCTACACCAACGCGATGAACGACGTTGGTAAGGCGATGACCTCGATGTCTCGGTACACCGAGGAGGCCAAGGCCAAGCTCGGGGAGGCCCTGCTCCCCATCATGCTGAAGATCGTGCTCGCCGCGACCGAGGTCCTGAAGTGGTTCGGGAACCTCTCGCCTGAGACCTACAAGTGGGCGGCGGCCATCGGTGCGGCCGTCGTCGTGATGACCTCGTTCCTCGGCATCGTGATGGCCGTGTCGGCGGCCCTCCCTCTGCTCGCCGCTGCATGGGCCGCGCTACTCGGCCCTATCGGGCTCGTCGCGCTCGCCATCGGGGCTGTCACCGCCGCCATCGTGCTCTTCACCGCCACCTCGACGCCGCAGGTTGAGAAGGCCAACGAGCGGGCGCTCGCGTACAAGGCCGAGGCCGAGACGCTTGAAGGCCTGAAGAAGAAGCTCGGGGAGCAGAAGGAGGCCTACGAGAAGGCCAACGCTGCCTCCGCTGACACGATGGACCGGACCGGGAAGATCGACAAGGCCGCGCGGGACTATCAGGTCACCCTCGCGAAGATCTCCGAGACCTACCCCGGTGTCATCCGGGGCGAGCAGGCGGTCGGCGAGCAGTACGAGGCAAACGTCAAGCGCATCGACGATCAGATCCTCAAGCTCAAGGAACAGCAGATCATCCAACAGCAGGTGGCCATCTCCGAGGGGAAGAGGGCCAAGGAGGAACTCGACAAGGCCACGGACAACGCAAACCGGCTCCGGGAACTGTACGCCCGTGTCCAGTCGGGCGGGGAGGGCGAGGTCCGGAAGGTCTGGGCGGAACTGGCAGCGACGGTCGGGGCCGTTTCGCCGGCCATCCTGAACGTCATGCAGATGATGGACGCCTTCGGCATGACCACTCAGCAGAAGGCGCTCCTGCTGAAGGTTCTCGGCAAGGCCCTCGGTGACGCCGAGGAGGATCTGAAGTCCCTCACCGCCCAGTTCGAGAAGTTCAAGGCCATCCTCGATCAGATCGACCCGTCCCGAGCGGCAGCCCGCGTGACGGCGGAAGTGGAGCGCATCTCCTCGGCAGCCGGCGGGATGGAGAAGTTCGCGGCCCGAGCCAAGCAACTTGGCGTAGACGTGACGCCCGTCGTGTCCTTCGACCGGAACAAGTTCGAGAAGGACGTGAAGGCGAAGATCGACGAGGCGAACACCATCTACGGCAAGGCGATGGCGGCCACGGGGGAACGCCGCACCGCGCTCATGCGCGACTACGTTCGGGTGTTCGGGGAGATGGAGGCCCTCAGCAAGGAGACCACCGACAAGATCCTCGCGGCCGAGAACAACTTCACCACCAAGGACGCCGAGGACAAGAAGAAGCGGCAGGAAAACCTCCAGAAGTGGCAGGCGGCCTACAAGCAGACGTACGAGTCGATCACCGAGACCAACGCCACGGCCGGCGCGAACTTCGCGGGCGCAGCGGCAGCCCTCAACAAGGCCGGCCTGAGCACCGAGGAGTATGCGAGCCGGCTGCTCCGGGCGAAGAGCATCGTCGAGGCCTTCAACAAGGCCTCCCCGGAGATGAGGGCGAAGTTCAAGGAACTGGCCGTCGCCGCCGACGAACTCGCGCGCATCAAGCTGCACGACACCCTCGACAAGTGGGAGAAGAAGTTCACCGAGGTCTCGACCAACGTCAAGGAGTCGGTCAACGACATGATGGAGGCCTTCGAGCGCGGCTCAGCCGAGCGCATCGAGGCCGCCGGACGCAAGCAGGTCGAGGAGGAGCGGAAGCTCGCGCGCACGGTCGAGCAACTCCAGACGGAGTTGTACGAGCGGACCGTGGTCGCGAAGATGAAGGAGGTGGACCAGAAGATCTACGCCAACAACAAGTACTTCGAGAACTACCGCCGGGGCATCGAGGATCAGATCCGCGCCCTACGGCTCGCGCAGGAGGAAGAGGCCCGCGCCATCCTGAAGCGGCAGGAGGCCGCCGAGCGCCAACTCGACGACACCATCCACAAGGCGAAGATGCGCTTCAAGATCGAGGTCGAGACGGAGACCGAGATCGAGAAGGCGAAGAAGGCCATTCAGGAGGGCGGCAGCAAGGAAGAGATCGAGCGGAAGATCGCCGCCATCAAGCAGCGGTTCGACAATGAGATGAACCTGCTCCGCGATCAGGGGATGCGCCGGATCGCCGAGGCCACGGCCCGCGAGCAGGAGGAACTTCGGATCCGGAAGGAGGGGCAGGACAAGCAGATCGCCATCATGGAGGAGACGGCGGAGCGCAGCAAGGACGTGCAGGCGCGGACCAATCAGGAGATCCGCAACGACTACGACAAGCTGCAACAGTACGCGAAGATGGCCTTCGGGGGCATCGTCGAAGGCATAACCTCCAACTTCGAGAAGGTCCTCACCGGGCAGGCTTCCTTCAAGGACGCCTTGATCGGCATCTGGCAGTCGATCAAGTCCACCATCTCCGGCATCATCGACTCCATCGTCAAGTCGTGGATCCAAGGGGCCATGAGGATGGCCACGGCGAACGGGGGCTTCTCTCCCGGCACGTTCCTCTCGGGCCTGCTCGGGAAGGGCGGGCCGATGGGTGGGCAGGGCGCGGGTGCGGACTTCGTGGGTCCGCCCGCCCCCGGTGGCGGCGGGCTGTTCGGCGGCCACATGTGGGGGAAGGGCCTGACGACGGGCGGGAAGGTGATGGGCGGCCTCGGGGGTGGGGCTATCGGTGGCATGGTCGGCTTCAGCGTGGGCCAGTCCACCGGCTCGAAGACGTGGGGTGCCGCCTCAGGAGCCGCCACGGGTGCAGCAACCGGAGCCATGTTCGGCGGACCCATCGGAGCCGGCATCGGCGCGGGCATCGGCGCGCTCGCTGGCCTGATCGGCGGCTGGCTCGGAGGGAAGAAGCAGGCCGAGGAGGCGAAGAAGATGCGGGAGGAGTTGATCCAGCAAGCCGGAGGGCTGGAGCAACTCAAGAAGAAGGCGGAGGAGGCGGGCTTCAGCATGGACAAGCTGATGAGCACGAAGAAGCCCAAGGACCTCCAGAGGGAGATCGAGAAGCTGAACAAGGCCCTCGAAGCGCAGGCGAAGATCGAGGCGCTCAAAAAGGCCAAGGAGGGACTCGACGACACCTACACGAAGATGATTACCCTCCAGAAGCAGGCGCAACTCGT